CAAGCCCCAGCTCCTCACGGACTGGGGACGACGGGACGATTTTCAGGCGCTGGTTGCTGAGGCCTCGTCCATCTATATCCGCTCGGCGGTCCCTGCCGCTCAGAGCGTCTTGGTCAAGCAGCTTAACGACCCCAACGGGTGGCTTGCCCAGGCGGCGGCGCGGGAGGTGCTGCATCAGGCCCAGCTGGCCCAGGGCGCTGCGGCGGCAACTGTCGCAGTGCAGTTTGTAGGTATGCCGGAGCCTGGCATGCCTACACAGGACACTGACAAATAACTGGACAGGACACTGACAAATAACTGGACAGGCCACTGACAAATAACTGGACAGGACACTGACAAATAACTGGAGGTGCTGAAAGATGAGTATCGGCATTGGAAATCTGCTCAATATGTTCCTGCACAACGGTGAGACCAACACGGTGAAGGCCGGGGTGCTCCACCGCAGCGATCCGCCCCAGGCGATCCTCGTGGAGAGCGAGGCCGACCTGGAGCATCTCGGCGAAGCGCCCGCGGGCTCCATCGCCTACACGGCGGGCTACAGCTCCATGTGGCAGCTGTCCGCGCCGGGGAGCTGGGAGGCCATCGAGGAGGAAGGCGGCTCCGGCGGGGGCGGGCTGGTGGTGCATATGGTTGGTGATAACCCAGTGAGTTTAACCCTTGATAAAACTTGGCAAGAAATATACGACGCGCTGACCGCGGGCAGTTATGTGCTTGCGCTTCAGCAATACGAAAGTGGGGTAGATCAAGTGCCGATAAACAATGCGGAAATAGACGGGGCGGATTACTGTGTATCCGTCGGTAACCAACTATACAAGGCTAACTCCGCAGATGGTTATCCGACCACAGGCGGCGGCGGTGGCGGCAATTAACCCCACATCAGGAGGCAGCATATGGCATATGTACGAGTGGGCAGTGCCCGCATAGATGAGCACGGCCAGGCCCATGGGGGCGACTAAATGCCATCAGTCACGATAGATTATCAGCCAACGCCGAAGCAATACGCCTTCCACGCCTCCACGGCTGACGAGGTGCTCTACGGCGGGGCGGCTGGCGGCGGGAAGACAAAAGCCATCGTGATGGACGCGCTATCCCGGTGCCTGCGGTATCCCAAGACAACAGCCTATGTCTTCCGGCGGACCTACCGCGAGCTGGAGGATACGGTCATATCGGAGGCCAAGGCAAGTTATCCAACTGAGTTGGCCACTTATAACGTGTCTCGGCATGAGATGCGGCTGTACAACGGGTCGAACATCTACTTCCGGCACTGTGCCAGCATGGCGGACCGGTTCACCTATCAGGGCGCTGAGATCCAGTGGCTCTACTTCGATGAGCTGACCCACTTCGAGAAGGAGATCTACGACTACCTGAAAACCCGTCTGCGGGCCAAGAAGGAACTGGGCGTGCGGCCTCTGGTGCGCTGCTCCAGCAACCCGGGCGGCATCGGGCACGGGTGGGTCAAGCAGTACTTCGTGGACGCGGGGCCGTACATGCAGCTGGTCGTGCACCAGGTGGAGTCTTCGGCCCTGGGTGGCAAGAGGAAAAAGGTCGCCACCCAGTACATCCCGTCCCTGGCGACGGAGAACCCGTACATCACCGACGACTACATCTTCGAGCTGGAGCAGAAGCCCGAAGCCCTCCGACGGGCCCTTTTGGAAGGCAACTGGGACGCCTTCGAGGGGCAGGTGTTCGTGGAGTGGAAGGACGATCCGGCCCACTACCGCGACCGGTTGTGGACGCACGTGATCGACCCCTTCCCCATTCCGACCTCCTGGCCGCGCTTCATGAGCTTCGACCACGGTTACAGCAAGCCGTTCTCCTGCGGCTGGTGGGCCATCGCCCCGGACGGCACCGCCTACCGGTACCGCGAGTGGTACGGCAACACCGGCCAGCCCAACGTGGGGCTCAAGATCAGCCCCCGGCAGATCGCCGCCGGCATCGTGCAGCGGGAGAAGGGCGAGGAGACGGACGAGAACATCCACATCACCCGGGTAGCCGACCCGGCCATATTCGACAAGAGCCGGGGCGACTCGGTAGCCGACCAGATGATGCCGGTGAACGGGCAGCCAGGCGTTTATTTCATCGAGGGCGACAACACCCGGATGGCCGGGAAGATGCAGGTGCATGAGCGCCTGCGCTTCGACGCCTTCGGACGGCCCAAGCTGCAGGTGTTCTCCACCTGTAAGGATTTCATCCGGACCGTGCCGACGCTGCCCTACAGCGAGACCAAACCGGAGGACGTGGACACGGACGCAGAGGACCACATCTACGATGAGATGAGGTACTTCTGCATGGCCCACCCGCTGCCTGCGGTTGAGCAGCCCAGGCGGGTGCCCAAGCCCTACGACCCCTTTGAGGAGGATTGACATGACGGACCGAGCGGACTACACGGAGGTCTTTGCGGATGAGCAGCAGCTGTCCGAGAAGGACAAGGAGCTGCTCTCCCTGATCTACCAGCGGGTGCACGACTGGGGCGACGCGCTCCAGCCCTACTACGAGCGGGTGAAGTGCGCCCGGAAGGTATTCCTGCTGGACGATCCGGAGCAGGACGGCCCGGTGGAGAACGGCGGGAAGAAGCCACGGAACAAGACGATCCAGCTCCAGACGCTCAAGAGCACGATCAACAACTGCGTGGCCGACCAGATGGACAACATGCCCGAGGCCCTGCTGGCCCCGGAGCGCCCCGGCCTGGAGGGCGTGGCCACCGACCTTACGGACGTGGTGCACTACATCATGGGCCGCAACCACTACGAGGACATCCACCGCCTGCGGGCAGAGGATTTCTTCGTCGCCGGCACTGCGGTCACCCAGGTGACCTGGGACGAAACGATGGACTACGGGCACGGCGACGTGGCCGTGATCCGCTGGCCAGTGGAGGCCATGATCTGGGATCCCTACGTCAACGACATCCAGGAAGGCCGGGCGGTCATGAAGTGCTCTTGGCACCCGCACAGCTGGTTTGAGGAGCATTATCCCGACAAGGCCCGGTTCGTGGGCAGCGATGAGGCCCAGCACCGGAACATCGGGAAGCCGGACGCCCAGGAGGAGCTCAGCACCTACGAGAACGATCAGGCGATGCTGATCGAATACTGGTGGAGGACCTTCGACGCGAAGAGCCGCCGGTACAAGATCAACGTGGCCTACGTGGCCGGGTACTGCCTGCTGGACAAGGTCGAGAACGTGTACAAGCACGGGCGGTATCCCTTCCGCTTCGACGCCTACTCCAGCGTGGAGGGCTCTCCCGCCGGCGTGGGTCTGGTGGAAGAGCTGACCCCCATGATGCGCTACGTCAACCGGTACGCCCGGTACATCGACGAGAACCTGCGCATGAGTGCCAAGACGAGGATGCTGATCCGGAAGGACAGCGGCGTGGACGTGGAGGCGCTGGCCAACTGGGACAGCAACATCATCACGGGCGACAACATCGACCCGAACTACATCCAGTGGCTGCAGTCCAAGCCCCTGAACGGCGTGGCTGTCCAGCAGATGCTGCAGTTCCAGACGGACATCAAGCAGGACTCTGGCCAGAACCAGTTCACCCGGGGCGAGACCGCCGGTGGCGTCACCGCTGCCACCGCGATTGCCGCTCTTCAGGAGGCGGGCGGGAAGATCACCCGTATGCACACCAACATCCTTAATCAGGGCTTCCGCGAGATCGTGGAGCAGATGATTTGGCTTGTCGCCCAGTTCTACGATGAGGACAAGGAGCGGATGATCACCGGCGCGGACGGCAAGAGCCACCAGGTGCTGCTGAACGGCGAGCACCTGATGGGCCTGGACCAGATGAACCTGCCCTCCGAGGATGAGCTCATGGGCATGATCCCGCCCGGCTTCGACGGCGACCCGCAGGAGCTGATGACCAAGCTGCGCAGGACGGCCCAGCGGAAGCTGGCCAAGCGCAAGCGCGAGTTCTTCGCCCCGCCCTACACCGTGGACGTGCAGGTGCAGCGCCGCAACCCGCTGCGGGTGCAGGCCCAGAACGACCTGTTCATCCAGGCGTACACGATGGCGCTCCAGGCCAGGCAGCCGTTCCCGCTCAGCCTGCTCTTCGACCTGCTGGTCGTGGATGGCAAGGAGCGGATCATGCCGGTGCTCCGGCAGATGGACCAGCAGAGCGCGATGATGCAGCAGCTGGCCGCCGAGAACGAGCAGCTCAAGGCTCAGAACGAGCAGCTTTCCGGTACCGTGCAGCAGCAGGGCGCCGCCCTCAGGGACATGGGCCAGAGCGGCCCCGCCCCGGTGGAGGCCCCGGAGGGTGAGGCGCTTCAGGCCCTCACCGGCACACCCGATGAAAAGCCCTTCTAAGAGGGCTTTTTATAATTCAACCGCCCTGGCCGGAAACGGAGCTGGGCAGATTGGAGGCCATTATGGCAGAAGAAATCGTCAATCAGGAACTTGATACCCGTGAGAGCGTGGTTGCTGACGAGCCACAGGCTGACGGGCAGGAGGCGCTCTCCAGCGCCCTCACAGCTCTGACCGATCCCCCGACGGACGCGCCGGAGGACAGTGCGCAAGAGCCGACCGAGCCCGCCCAGGAGGGCGAGCAGGACGACCTGAGCCAGGTGCCCAAGTCGCTCCGGGGCCGGATCAAGGGCGCGGAAAGCAGGGGCTATGAGCGCGGGAAGCGTGAGGTGGAGGATCAGTACCGCAAGGACCTGGAGGAGCTGACCAACTTCCGCCTGGAGCGGGACGCCAAGGAGCTGGCGGAAAAAGAGAAAATCTCACAGTCTCTCGCCCTCCGGCTGCTCCGCGCTGAGCGTGGGCTGGCACCGACCCAGGAGCCGAAGGCTGAACCCGCCCTGCGGAAAGGCCCTGTCGCGCAGCCTTCCGCAGAAGAACGTGCGCAGACACTGTTCGAGCAGGCCAAGACCATCGAGGACGTGACCGGGCTGAACGTGCTGGAGATCTTCCAGACCGACGCCGACGTGCACCAGAAGATCGTCTCCGGCCAGTGGGACTTTAAGGACGTAGCCCGCGAGTACGGCGTGAGCGCCCAGACGCGCAAGCACGTGCCCGCTCCCGCCCGGGGCACCGGGCAGAACAGCATCGAAAGGAGGAGCATCGCCAGCATGACGGACGAGGAATTCGCCCGCTTCGACAAACTGCTGGACGATCACACCTTTGATGCCCGAAGATAAAAGGAGTGATTATCTATGGCGGTTTTTGACAACCTCAACGCCACCTATTCTGCCGGCGTAGCGCCGTCGGTCATCCAGTACTACGAGCGGAAGCTGCTGGACCACTTCCGCCACAACCATGTCTACGGCATGGACCTCCAGAAGCGCCCCCTGCCCGCCCACAACGGCAAGCAGGTGCAGTTCCGCAAGTGGGTGCCCTTTGAGGCGGACGACACTCCCCTCAAGGAAGGCGTGACCCCGGACGGCCAGACCCTCCGCATGACCGAGCTGTACGCGACCATCAAGCCGTATGGCCGTCATGTCGAGCTGACCGACGAGGTAGACTGGGCCCTGATGGACAACGTCCACAAGGGCGCTGCGGATCTGCTGGCCGAGCAGGCCCTGGACACCATCGAGCTGGTTACCCAGAAGGCCCTGGCGGGCGGCAGCAACGTGCAGTACGCCCCCGCGGGCAGCACCCCTGCCACCAGCCGCGGCGCGATTGGCGCCAGCAACATCCTGACCTACGCTGAGATCAAGAAGGCGGTCCGCACCCTGAAGAAGAACGGCGCGAAGCCCTTCGCGGATGGCTTCTATCACGCCATCGTGGGCGCTGACACGGTCTACGACCTGACCAGCGATTCCATGTGGGTGGACGTGGCCAAGTACCAGGACAAGAGCGCGGTGCAGAAGTATGAGCTGGGCACCATCTACAAGGTGAAGTTCTTTGAGAGCTCCATGCCCATCAAGTTCACCGCCCAGACCTACCTGTACGGCACCACCGCCTCCCTGGCTCTGACCGGCTGGAACGCCACCACCAAGATCGCCACCGTGGCCAAGACCAGCCTGGGTGCCACCGACGACGCGGTGGCCTACGCCATCCGTTGCCTGACCGGCAAGATGGTCAACTTCTACGACACCAGCGCCTCCGCTGTGGCGGCCACCTGCTACATCGACCGCATCGTGATCAACGGCTCCACCGCCGAGTTCCACATGCGATTCTGCAACGGCAGCCTGACCTACGCCAGCGGCGACACCATCGTGCCCACCGGCGGCGGCGCTTCCGGCGCGACCGTCTACGGCACCATCGTGTACGGCCAGGACTTCGCCGGCGAGGTGAGCCTGGAAGGCACCGGCAGCAACGTCAGCATCATCGCCAAGCCCGCCGGTTCCTCCGGCGCCCTGGACCCCCTGAACCAGCGCAGCACCGTGGCCTGGAAGGTCAAGGGCTTCACCGCCACCATCCTCCAGGATGCCTACATCGTGCGCATCGAGCACGGCGTCAGCGCCTGAGGCACAACGACCAAAGCCCCCTGAGTACACCTCAGGGGGCTTTTCATGAAAGGACGGATCGATTATGGCTAATACTCCCGAAGCGGAACGCATTGACATCTACCTGCCCCTGCTGCCCGACAGCGACGGCGTGGGCAAGATCGACCAGACCGTGACTGTCACGATCAACGGTGAGAACACGATCATCCGACGCGGGGAGCACGTGCGCGTGCCCTTCCCGGTCTTTGAGGCCCTGTACAACACGGGCAAGTATCCAAATCTGTAAGAAAGGAGGGATGAGAGGATGGCTGATATGACGTTGGCGGCCCTGAAGAGCCAGGTGATGTTCCAGACAAACAACGACGACGATGACGTAAGCGAGTTCCTTCCCCACCTGGTTGGCTACCTGAACGAGGGTTATGACCTGCTTGTGCTGGCACTCACCGACGAGCATCTGGAGGCCGACGCGTACATGGCCGATGATCCGGACACCATGCCTCTCATCCCCGTTTGGGCCCAGCCTGCTGTGGCGGACTACGGCACCTGGATGGTGTACCGCAACGGCAACCCCAGTAAGCAGCAGCGCGGGATGCAGTTCCTGCGGGCCTTCAATGAGGTGCGTGCCCGGCTCAGCGCCCTGCACCTGAAGGGCAAGCAGTTTTACAACTTGGATTGAGGTGATCACAGATGTCTGCCATTTCGCCGCTGACCTATACGTCCACTGACAACTATGCCCGGATCAACACCTTTTCGGGCCTGATGCAGCAGGGCGACGGGGAGAACCTCAATCTGTCTTACGCCGTCGAGGGGAAGAACTTCGACACCACGGACGGGGCGCTCCGGCCTTTCACCGCCGGCACCGCCCTGACCGGGGAGCTGCCCGCGCCCATCGGCACACTGGCCGCGCTGTACCGCCGCTACGGCGAGTACACCGACCCCACACTGCTGGTGGCTGCTGCGGGTGGGAAGCTGTACGCCCGGACGCTCACGGCCACCACGTGGACGCAGATCTACTCCGGGCTGCAGTCTGATTCCTTTGACTTTGTCACCTACGAGATCAACATGGAGGGCGGGCAGCAGCTGCCGGACCCGGTGGACGTGCTGCTGATGACCAACGCCAAGGACGGCATGCTGTGCGTCCGGGGCGACAACCTTGCGGTTTCTACCGTCACGACCCCCAAAAAGTTCGGCATTTTGGCCCGGCACGCGGAACGCATCTGGGGCAGCGGGATCGAGGACAACCCGGACCAGCTGGTGTACTCCGCGCCCTACGACCCCTTCGACTGGGAGGCGAACGTGGAGGTCCCCGAGGACGGCGCGGGCGACATCTTGCAGCCCTCCTGGGACGGCGACAGCTTCGTGGCCCTTCGCCCCTTCGGCAGCCAGCTGATCGCCCTCAAGAAGCACCGGGTGTGGCGCATTTTGGGTACCGACCCGGGCAACTACATCATGAAGGAGCAGTACGGCGGTGGTACCATCGTGGAGAATACCGTCGTGGTGAACGGCTCCTACATGCTCATGCTGGGCGATCATGGGCTGATGCTTTACGACGGAACAGATGTCTCCGCCTTCCAACACGAGGCCGTGCAGGGAGTCATGCGGAGGCTTAACAGCGCGGCGGTGGCCCGGGCAACGGCCATCGTCCATGACAATAAATACTATCTGGCGCTGCCGCTGGACAGCAGCATGATCAACAACGCGGTGCTGATCTACAACCTCACGGAGCGCACGTTCAACCTGATCGAGGGTGTCTACGTGCGGACCTTCCTTGAGGTGGAGACGGAGCTCTACTACACATCCGACGCGGAGCCCAGCCGCATATGGAATATGAGCGGGGGAAGCACGTTGCCGGTGACCTGGGTGAGCGCCTGGCAGGACATGGGCATCAAGAACGTGACCAAGTCCGCCTTCGAGATCCTGATGGCCAGCGACGTGGCCACGGAGATCACCATCGGCATCCGCACGGAGAAGAAGTTGAAGCAGAAGATCCTGTACCTGCCCGCGGGCCGCATCCGCCGGGTACGGGTGGCAAACCACGGACGGCGATGGCGGTTGGAGCTGTCCACCGCTGCCGGCGTGGATCCGTACACCCTGATCGGCGGCGTGCAGATCATGATGGAGCTGGACTACGATTAAGAGGTGATGAGCATGCCCGTGGTGACCAACCACCAGTACGAGGCACCGATCCTGCCCACAAGCTGGACGGGGGACGAGAAGAAGTTTTATACGCGCCTGATCGACGTGCTGGACGATATCTACTCCAAGTACGGGCGGCTGTCCCTCAAGGACCTCTCCCCTGCCGTGCGCAAGCAGCTCTCCGAGCTGGTGGACGACACCACGTTCACGACTGCTATTGAGCAGACAGAGCGTGAGATTCGCCTCAAGGCGGATGCCTCGACGGTGGACGCGCTGGGGCAGACGGTATCAAGCCACAGCACCCTGATCCAGCAGACGGCGGAGGCCATCTCGGCGAAGGCCAGCCAGAGCAGCGTGGATGCGCTGGGGAACCGGGTGACCAACGCGGAGACCAGCCTGACCCTCAAGGCGGACCAGGCCACGCTGACCAGCACGGCCAACAACCTGCAGAGCCAGATCGACGCGGTGCCGGGGGAGATTACCCTGGCGGTCAGCAACGTCAGCGTGGGTGGGACGAACCTGCTTCGGTACAGCAAGGAGGTTAAGATTGGTTCCGACCTGTGGAGTTTGTCGACTAATGTATCTACCTATGCGGACGCAGACCTTGGGTATACTATCATCTGGTTCAACCAATCGGGCGCGACATCCAACGTATGGAGGCAAGCCTGGTCACCCTTTATCAATTTAGGCGCAGACTGGGTTGGCAAGCAGGTTACCATATCCGGCTGGGTGTACTCGCCCAATTACACAGCGATTGACGGCAAAACTTTTGTCGCTCTGAACCTCTCCACGGGTGATAGAAGCCGCCTGAATTGGGTAGAAAAGGTACTCATATATAACAGTACGAATCAGTGGGGGCCAGATGTTGTGTCGGATGTTTCTGCGCCGGTCAACGGGAAAATACACAGGTTCAGCATCACGATTACGCTTGATGCGTCCATTTTCTCCGGCACGGGCGTATTTGCGGATAACACGGTGATGTGGGCGGCGTTTATGACGGAAAGGAACGCAGACCTGCGCTTCTATGGCCTTAAAGCCGAGTGGGGCAATAAAGCAACTGCGTGGTCACCTGCCCCCGAAGATCCGTCCAGCGGCGTGGTGAACAACAGCATCACCATAGACACGGAGGGCATCAAAATGTCCTCCAGCGATGTGTTCCAGTTGGTGGCCACCAACAGCTCAAAGCAGAGCTATATCGACATACTGGGCCTGTTCACCGTGGACAAGACCGGGAGCCTTACCGCGGCAAGCGGATCCTACGACAGCCTCACAGTGGGCGGGCAGCGGGTGCTGACCCTCTCCGACATCGGGATCCCCATCAAGGTGGCGGCAACACAGCCCACGGGGAGCAACTTCATCTGGGTGCAGCCGACAGGCGGTGGATCCGTGAGCAGCGTGCGATACACGGGCTACACCGCGCCCAGCCGGAACGATAACGTAAACTTTGGAATCAACAACCCGATATCACGGTCGTTTACGTCGGAGGACGGCGTGAGCACCCTGTCGGGCAGCACGTACACCTACGAGCTGGAGTTTGAAATCTTCAGCGCGGTGGACACACAGCTCACGGGCGTCACCTTCCGGGCCACGGCAACGAAGGGCGGCAGCACGGTGACCTTCAACGCCAGCAGCGCCATCACACTCAATATGTACAATCACCCAGTGATCACGCTGACGGCCAGCAGCAGCGTGAACCTGGCCAGCAATACCAGCGCGATCACGGTGGCGATCACCGCAACCGCAAGCCCGGGGCTGGATGGCCTATTTTTGAACAGCAAGCAGTACATGACCCTGACCATCAGCACAACCAGCAGCGGAAGCGGCGTGCAGACCTGCAACGTCAAATATGTGCCGTAAGGAGGAAACGTAATGAAGACCAACATCACCACGGTGAACATCGCCCGGGATGACGCGAAAGCGCCGGGGCTGACCCAGTATGACTACGGGCAAAAACTCCTCTTCACCGGCGCGGACCTGCCCGACTACTACGAGGTGCACTTCAGCGCCAATTTCACGGACGAAAGTGTGACGCAGCTGGGCGACGCCGACGGTGTGAGCATCCCGGACGCCTTCCTGACCCAGCCGGGCACGGTGCATGCCTGGATATTTCTGCACAACGGGATGACGGACGGGGAAACCGTGCGGCACATCACCATCCCGGTGGCCCAGCGCTCCGCCCCAGGCGACGGACAACCCACGCCGGTGGAGCAGAGCGCCTTCACCGCGGGCATCGCCGCGCTGACGGCCAAGACGGCAGAGGCCGCGGAGCAGGTGGAGCTGGCTGCTGCGCAGGTGGCGCTGGCCGCGGAGCAGGTGGATCTGGCTGCTGCGCAGGTAGACTTGGCGGCGGACGAGGTAGACCGGGCCGCCGCGGAGGCGGACCGGGCCGAAGCGGCTGCGGAGGACGCGCAGGCCATCATCCGGGAGGGCGCGGTGCCCGCCACCCGTAAAATCAATGGACATGACCTGTCCGCGGACGTAACCCTTACAGCGTCTGACGTGGGCGCGGTGCCCACCACACGGAAGGTAAACAACAAGGCGCTCTCCGCGGACGTGAGCCTGGGCGCGGCGGATGTGGGTGCTGTGGCAAAGAGCGGGGACACCATGACGGGGCCGCTGACAACCCCGGCTGTCACGATAGATGCCAGCCAGCATCCGGGCGCTGAGTTTATGCAAAATAGTTTGCCGGTCGGTACTTTGGTATTTTCTACGTCAACGCGGAGGGCAAACCTGCGCGAATACCCATCCGGCAGCAGTTATTACGAGCAGTATTACTTGCCTACCCCAAACGGCAATCTGTCCGCAAACGCGACACATCCGATCCTGACAGGTAAAACTCCTGTCACGGTTGCCCAGGGCGGCACGGGCGCGAATAACGCAGCTTCTGCCTTGAGCAATTTGGGCGCGGTGGCCAAGGGCGGGGACACGATGGAAGGGAGGCTGTATGCTCCAGGATATACCACTATGGCAACTAATGGCTATCCAAATGTATATTTCCAAAACAGCGGCGCGGCTACTGGTTTTGTGGCACACGAGGCATCTACACGCAGATTTTTGTTTAATGAGTTTCCTTCCGACTCATCTGCATACTATGAATCTTTTATGATGCCTGCTCCTAGCCAAGGACTAACGGCGAACCGCTTTTATAGCATCCTCACCACCAAGCAGACCCTCATTGTGCCGACTCCTGCCAGCGGGGTGACGATCAACGCCGGAGGCGTGATCCAGCTTGGGCGCGTGGCAATCGTGTCCATGCAGATCACTACCACCGCCACGATCGGCAGGGATACCGCGCTCATGACGGGTATGCCTGTATCTGCCTTCGTCAATGCCGCGATCAACGGCCTCAACGGTTCTTTTTCCGTCACGCCGTTCCGCGCCGAGTATAATGCCCTGTATCCGTCCGCATCGTTGGCGGCGGGGACGTATTATATCAGCGGCGCGTACATCACTACATGATGTGGTACGCATTGATTCTGCTGGCGGTGCTGGTGTATATCTATCTGACGATGTGAGGGGGTGGCTGCTTTGCCGGTAACGGATATCAAGTTCGACCAGCTGGTGTTGCTGGTGGCGGTGGTGCTGGCCCTGCTGGGGGCCTACAAGGTGGTTATGGACGCGGTGAAGACGCACCGGGAGGAAAAGCGCCTGAAAAGCGCCCCGGTGGCCGCGCTGAAGGAGCGGCTGGACGCTCATGACCGGATGCTGGCCAACGACAAGGCCAGGCTGGACCGGATAGATAAGCAGATCGAGGACTTATCCTGCCTGTCCACGATCACACTGCGGGGCGTGAGAGCGATCCTCTCACACGAGGTAAGCGGAAACTCCACGGACAAAATGAAAGCAAGCATGAGCGAGATTGATGATTACTTGATAAGGAGGAGATAGTCATGATCGATTGGAAGCGGAAGCTGAGCAGCAGGAAGTTCTGGGTGGCTGTGGCCGGTTTCGTGTCCGGCCTGTTGATCGCCTTGGGGCAGAACCAGGAGACCGCCACGCAGGTCTCCGGCCTGATCATGAGCGGCGCGGCGGTGGTCGCCTACATCCTTGGCGAGGGCCTGGCCGACTCTGTACGCGACCCTGTGATCTACCTGGAGGAGGACGAAGATGGCGAAGAAGACAAATAAGGGCCTGGTGGCCTATGTGAAGATCGCCCTGGCCCAGGGCTGGGTGTACTGGTACGGCACGACCGGCCTGTTGTGCACCGAGGACCTGCTGAAGCGGAAGGCAAAGCAGTACCCGGCCCACTACACCGAGGCCCGGATGCCCAAGTACCGCAAGCACATCGCCGAGGGCCGGTACTGCGCGGACTGCATCAACCTGATCAAGGGTTACATGTGGCTGGACGAAGCCACCGGCAGACAGGCTTATGCCAGCAACGGCTGCCCGGACACCAACGCCAACGGCATGTTCGCCAAGGCGAAAACCAAGGGCCCCATCGCCACCATCCCGGAGATTCCCGGGGTGATCGTGCGCAAGGAGGGCCATGCCGGCGTCTACATCGGAAACGGCGAGGTCATCGAAGCGATGGGCTTCGCCTACGGTGTGGTCAAGACCAAGCTGAGCCGGGGCGCCTGGACCCACTGGTACTACATGCCGGGGCTCGACTACGAGGTGGATGAGACCACCACCACGATCACCGATGACACCGACGCCAGCGGCTGCCCCTATCCGGAGCCGGAGAAGAACGTCTCCTACGGCGCGAAGGGCCCCGGGGTGCGGTGGCTCCAGTGGGTGCTGCACCAGCTGGGGTATGACCTCGGGAAGTATGGCATCGACGGCGACTATGGCGGTTACACCCGGAAGGCCGTGATCCAGTTCCAGTCGATTCACGGCCTGACCAAGGATGCTATCGTCGGCCCCATGACCAAAGCCGCGCTGAAGCAGGCGCTGGCTGATCTCGAAAACAAGGAGTGATGACGCATGCCCGCCATGACGCTTGACGAGCTGACTGCCGCCCTCAAGACGGATGCCTATACCCCTCGGAGCGACGAGGATATGCAGGCCGAGGCGGAGCGGCGATACGCTAGCACCAAAAATATGAACCGGCTGAACGCGCAGCAAGCCTTTGACGCGACCGACCTGGCCCTGACCAGCCAGCTTGGTCGGCTCAACAGCAGCTACGATCAGCAGTATCTGAAAGCCCAGCAGCAGCTCCGTCAGAGCGCCAGCCAGTTGGACCGGTACAGCCTCCAGCGGGGCATGCAGCGCTCCAGCTACAATGCCCAGGCCCAGGCCAACCTCTCCGCAGAGTATGGCCGGACGCTCAACGAGATCGAGCAGAACCGGACGGACGCGGTGGGCAATATCGAGGCCCAGAGGGCTCAGGCGGCGAAGCAGCTGGCGGACCAGCTGGCCCAGTATGACGCGGACTATGCCGCTGACGTGCAGGCCTACCTGGACGAGCTCCGCGACCGTGACTACGAGCGTGCCCAGGCCGCCCAGCAGTACGGCAACCAGATCCAGATGCAGCTGTATGAGTACGGGCTGAAGGATCCCCGGGAGGCCGGTAGCGGCTCCGGCGGCGGTGGAGGCGGTGGGGGCGGTTCCTCCTCCAGCGCGGACGCTTCGCTCAACGCAGACGCCGGAAATACCAACCCCGGCAGTACCTACGATAAGCTGCTGGGCAGCCTCCGGGCCGGCACCGGAATCCTCAAGGACGTGACCGGCCCGAGCAAGGTCACCGGTACCGCCAACCGGGCGATGAGCACGAACAATCAGCTGCGTACTGGCAGCTCCATTGGCAGCCAGCCTATTGGAACCGCATTGAGCACGAACCCGATGCAGTTCCAGAACTCCGGATCGAGACCGGGTTTGCTCCAGCAGGCCGCCCAAAAGACCAGGTCTGTCGTGAGCAGGGCCAAGCAGTCGAGCACCACCAAGAAGTGAGAGGAGAAACGCCATGAAGAAAGAAACTCTCCCGAATTACACCCCTGGCACCCGGACGAAGGAGAAGCTGCCGGGTAGCACCGAAAAGAGCGCTAAGACGCAGCTCTCCTCCACCCAGAGCCAGGCCCCCTACTCTCACGGACCGATCCAGCAGGGCGCTACTCTCACCGGGCCCGCCAAGCCCACACTTCCGCAGCTGAGAGAAAGCGCCACCCAGGCCCAGCCCTCCACCTCCGGGGCTGGGTCTTTTTCTGCTGTCGATCTGAAGCAGCGCTTCACCGGCCCCGCGGAAATGAAGATCAACAAGACTGACAAGGCCACGAAGGCCACCCGGCAGGCCGGTACCTCGGCTGGGCGGAACACCTACACCATGCCTTCCAGCGAGAAGTGGTATAAGGGTGATACACCTTCTGCCCGGGAAACCTTGGCGCGGATCATGACCGTATCCGGCAATGACGACAAGCGCCGGGATGAGCTGCTGCAGATGTACACCACGGCGGCGCTGGACAAGACCAGCCCGCTCTACAACCCCTACACCGGGGCGACCAACTCCACTGCCATCGCGGGCCTGGCTGGGATCCTCCAGGACAGCGGCATCGAGATGCCCGAGGTGATCACCAGCGACTTCCTGACCAGCCTGCAGCAGTACGCGGACTACGAGGGCCATGTGGGCATCGCGGGCACCCCGCTCGCCCCCACCAAGAAGTCCACTCCTGCGCAGGATCTGGCCTACTACCTCTACCAGCTCCAGAAGGATGAGGAGACCACCCAGAAGGCGGAGAGCGAGTGGGAGGCGCTGCAGGCCTACATCAAGGAGCAGGTGGACGCCGGCCACAGCGACGACGAGATCCTGGAGGGCATCAACTGGGGCAAGTACGCCACCCTCAAGCGGATGGACGATGGCCGCGCCATGAACGTCCCGATTCAGCTAAACCGCGGCGTGGGCTACAGTGAGGACGCGCTGTACGGCGCTCTGTGGGCTGCCCGCAACGGCGGCGGCTCGGGCAGCGCCCTGATGGACGCGGCCTACTATACCCTCGGCATGGGCAACATGATGGCCACCGTGGCCCAAAAGCCCTACAACGCCGCCAAGGACGTGACCAACTACGAGATGTACAACCCCTACGCCGAGCTGCCGGATGACTTCCAGGCCCTGGCGAACGAGTGGGGCGTCTCCGCGATCACGGAAGAAGTGCTGCAGCAGCACCGCGACATGCTTACCGGGCGGGACCCGCAGCAGCAAAAGCTCTGGAACGCCGCATTCAATGCTTTGTCAACCACCGAGGCCGTTAAGACCCAGATGCACGACTTCGAGGAATGGGCCAGGAAGCAGATCAGCAATAATGAAGGGAAGAAGTCCGACAAGCGCCTGACTGACGCGCAGCTGTGGGAAAAGATCGAGGCGGAGCTGGAGAGCAACAGCAAGTACGCCGCCTTGGCCAAGCTGGAGACGGGACGCATCACGGGCAACCCGGTGGCCCTTACAGAGGCCGTTGACTTCACGCTGCCCAAGTTGAAGCGGGAACTGTTCGGGGAGGAAGAAGCAGAGGCAGTAGAAGCCCCCGCCGCAGCTGCATCCGCGGCCAGAGAAGTACAGGGACCGCCCGTGGCCACCGCTGTGGCAGCACCTGATGTGCAGGTGTTTGACACGGCTTCGAGCATAGTCAACCAGGGTGTCATGGACATCATGCAGGGCAAGACTACCAAGGTCAAGGCATCCCAGAGCTGGTTCGATCAGTACGGCTGGTTGCTTGGCGGCGAGGCCACGTACCTGAATACCCTGTATGGTCTCAGTACGGATGGCGCGGGCCCGACGATGTCTACGTATGATCAACGTGCAGCACGGCTTGTTGAGAAAGGCTGGGGCGCGGGTGGCAAGGTGTATGAAACCGAGTCTACCGGCATCGGTGAAGATGCACTGGCGGCGTTGAAAGCGGACCAGTACGGCGTCCGTGGCGGCTATCTGTCGCTTGACACTCAGATCGCGCACGCCATAGAGATTTCCAACGATATGGAAGCCGCCAAGGCTGCTGGGCAGACCCTTGATGAGTATTACCGAGCGAACTCGGATGAAAAGGCAAAGCTGGACACCTGGGTGGCTGAAGCGGAAGAGGCTCGCGAGGCCTACGAAGCGTATGCCAAGCAGCAGGCCGCCGAGGAAAAAGAAAAGCTCCAGAGCGAAGTCTTGGAGAGCTATCGCCGGTATGTGCAGGGCGCTGGAGACGAAGACGGGGCGTACGCTGTGTATGACACTGCGATCCGCGGACAGAATGTCTATGAGTACGCCATGAAGGATCCGACATATCTGGATCTGGAGTATGGGATTCGGCAGTCCATCACTGAGGCGATTAACGACGCCATTGACCTGTCCGAATACGCTGCGCAGGGGCAGCCGCTCACACCGGATATGCTGGAGGGGCTGTCCGGGGTCGGTACACCTGCCGGAGTGGACTACACGATGTCCGTAAATGACAGGATCAATCTGAGTTATGCGCTCAACGATATGACCTTTGCCACCCTGCTTACTGACATGCAGTATGCGGCGGCGGCGGGAATGAGCCTGAGCGAGTTTTATCAGGCCGCCGGGGTTGAGCGCACAGGGGAGCAGCTGGTTACGGACGCCATTGCTCGCTTTAATTCGGAATACGCGGAAAACTCCGTCGGTTTCATTGAGGCCATGCTGGAGAAGGGTGCCGCCCGGGGCACCGTAGGTGATGAGTCTGTGTGGACCCGCTACGGCAGCGCTCCTGCGGAAGGGGAAACCGAGGCAGAGGCAAAGGAAAAGGTCGGCTTTGGCTACCTGATGAAGGCCACCGGCATGGTAGGCGCGTACCAGTATCTCAACGGAAAGGCGAAGGTCATTGATGAGTATGGCTCCGCTTGGGTTGAACATCTGGACAACCTGCTGTATGACGGTCTTGGAGAGATTACTGCGGCGAGCCTGAGAGATCTTTACTCTCGCGAGGAGTACCGCGCTGCGGTCGAGGCATCCATCGCGGAGCGCCCGGAAGCCTCCAAGAAGTATTGGACCGACGTGCTGAACAACTTTACCGGCGATATTTACGACCTGGGTTATGACATCCCGATGGAAGAGCTGAGGGCGCGGGTTGAAGCTCGGCAGAACTCTATCGTGGAAGCCAGCCAGTTCCTCGACGCCAATGGCACCGCAGCGGAGCGTGCGGTCTTCACTGTAGGATCCAACGCGATCAACAACCTCATGCTGGTTACCGAGAATACCCTGCTTTCCACTGCGCTTGGCGTAGGGAGCACGGGCAGCAAGCTCGCGGATAAGCTGCTCGGTATCTTCTCCTCTGGCGTCGTGTACGGCCTGCCCGAAGGGGCAGAGGTGTCGGAGCGGCTTCGCACCCAGTACGGTCTCAGCCGGGAGGCCTCTGCGGGCTTTGGCCTCGTCCAGGCGGCAGTTGTGGGCGCGATGGAATCGATCATCAACCCGAAGCTGCCCGCTCTGAGCACACGGGGCGGCTTGGCCTTCAACCTTCTGGATGAAGAGACAGTGACCAAAATCGGTGTCATCTCTTTGGCCAAGCACATGGCGCAGGACGGCTTCTGGGAAACCCTCAAAAACGTCGGCAAAATGGCGGTCGTGACCAGTTTCGCTGAAGGCATACAGGAAGGCGCCGAAAACATTGAGGGTTCCGTCTATTCTTCCATTCTGGCTACTTTCTGCGGAGATAAGCCTTTTGACGTAGCTTGGCACGAGAACTTCAGCGCTGAGGAGCTGAAAACCGAAGTGATCATGGGCGCGGTTATGGGCCCGCTTTTGAGCGCTTACGGCGCTGACTTCAGCTTCATCGCGAACGGTGGGCGAATCAGGGTCGATTACAATGAAGAGCTTCATACCGCTGCGCAGCAAGCCGCGGGGGCTATTATGGATCACTGGCAGACGATGCCCCAGCAGGAGCTGCTGGGTGCGTTGACCCTGATCCAAAGTGATATGCGGGAGAACCAGGCCGCCTACAATGAGCTGGCCCTGGTGCTGGACGCCGCTGTGATCTCCACCGAGGCGATCCAGAGTGGAGCGCTTGACGGAGCGGTGCCGGAGAACGTACAGGCCCAGTTCGCGGAAGCGCAGGCCGCTCTCGCGCAGGCCCAGCGGGACGTCAACGAGACCGAGGCCCGTGTCCGGGACCTGTCCACCCAGCATGAAACCCTGGAGCGGAAGGCTACCAACGGCGTACTGACCGACGCGGAACAGACCCAATATGAGCAGGTCATCGAGGACCTGAAGACCGCCCAGCAGGACCTGACCGAGCGGAAGCAGAACGCGGCTGAAGTGCAGAGCGCCTACGCCGCCGTAGCGGAAACCCGTAACCAGCTGATGAGCGATGCGCTCAACCAGGTCCGATCCGACGCCCTGGCCACCGCCAAGGAGCAGCGCAGCGCAAAGCTGGAGGCCGCCCAGAAGGAGCAGGCCGACAGGCAGCAGATGGCGAACCTGCGGGTGAGCACGCTCCTCGACTCCTGGAACAACCCCACGGACGCTGTGGCGAAGGCCAAGGCCGATGTGGTGCAGGCTCAGCAAGCTGAAGAGGCCGCGCAGAAGGCCTATAATGAGGCAGTTGTAGCCGGGCCGCAGGTCACCGAAGCGCGTACCGTGGAGCAGGTGCAGACCGAGATCGAAGCGGAAGAGCAGACGTTGGCCAAGCTGGAAGCCCAGCTGGAGGACGTGGGAAGCGAGGAACAGTATGACGCCTTGCTGGCTCGTATCGCAACGACGCAGCAAAACATCACGGTGCTTCAGGCTGAAGCTGCGCAGAGCCAAGAGGCCCCGCCCGCTGATGTAGAGGCGGACGCCGCTGAAGGTGTAGCGCCTGCAGCCCCCGCGGCTACTGTCGAGGGAGAACCTGTGGAAACTGCCCCTGCGGAGGCGGTTGAGGCCGAAGCTCCGACCCCTGAAGCCGGAGAAGCGCCCAGCACCGCCGCGCCCCGCACCGATGCGAACGCCGCGGCTGGTCAGCGGAGCGCCCCGCTCAGCCAACCCACCACGGAGGTGGAGCGCCGCCGTGCTGCCCTGCAGCAGGCTCGGGATAATACTGCCGCGGCTCAGGCCCGGCTGAACGCGCTGAGCCAGCTGCGGGATCAGGTGCTGGCCGCAGCCCAGACTGATCGAAACGCTGCTGCCGGTCTCCTCCGGGAGGCTGTCCAGAGCGGTGATCTGTCCGTACAAGCCGCCTGGGGCCTCGCCAACGAGGCCGGGCTGCCCTTGGCTGACATCGGCGGCATCGGTGCCCCAGGTGTATACTATGAGGGCCTTGGCCGTGGGCCGAGACTGGACGCGGTGAAGCAGACCCAGGTCAACATGCTGGGTGCGTTTGCCAAGCGCTTCGGTGTGGAGATCATCCTCCGTGATCAGCTGGCCGCGGGCCAGGTAAACGGCGGCTTGATCGACGGCACGAACCGTATGTACCTCGGGCTGAATACCATCTCGGACGGCATCCTGCACTACGGCGTGCATGAGATGACCCACTTCATCGCCCAGAACAACGTCGAGGGCTTCAACTCGATCAAGACCGCAGTGATCGGCTACCTCACCGGGCACGGTGTGGACTTCAGCGCCGCCGTGAGAGACAAGGCCGACGTATACGCCCCGGAAGGCGCGGATCATGCGCAGTACCTGGCCGACAACTACGCGAAGATGGAAGAGGAGGTCATCTGTGACTCGCTCTCCCAGATGTTCGCTGACAAGGCCGTACTGCGGCAGATGGCCAAGGATAACCCTGACCTGGTGCAGGGCCCGGTCCGTCGGTGGTTCTTAAACTTCTGGAAGAAGCTGGCCACCGTCGTGAAGGACATCGCGGGTGGCACCGGGGAGGCCGAGGTCTCTGCGCTGCTGGGCGACAACAAGGCCCTGATGAACCTGTACGAGCTGTTCACGGAGAACGGCGAGATCGCTGGCGAGGAGTACCGCAAGTATGCTCCGAAGGCCGCGACCACCGCAGAAGGTGCGTCCCTGTCCATCAGCACGCTGGACACCTGGGAAAAGGACCTGCGGCAGCGAGCCACTGACCAAGGCATCCCGCTGGAAGAGATCGAACGGGCGGTACAGACCGTACGCAAGCAGGCAGACGAGCTGCTTAACCTGGCGAACGCCGGTGAAGAAGATCGTCGGCTGCTCACCTACGTGTACCGCGGCCCTGAGGTTGCCACCAGCATCCGAGGTGGTAATATGGCCCCTATCCGCAGCAACGTCGAGTACGTTTGGACGTTCGACCTGGACACCAACTGCCCGAAGCGGCTCCGGTACGCCAACATTGTGAACTACGTAGAGAACCAGATCCACCGCCAGATGACCGAAACGGAGTGCCGGAACCTTCTCAAGATCATGGTGGCCGTTGACGAGGAAACACCCTGTAGTTACTGCTACGTGGAAGGCAAGCGCATGGCTATGGCGGCTGGGTACAATCAGTACCTGAGCAAGCGCCATGACGCGCTGGAGTCCGCAGGGTCGAACGAAGCGGCGATACACGAGGCCCTCACCAGTGCCTTCGGAACCGCTGCAGCCCCGACCATCACTGGCCTTGCTGAAAACGCAGCATACAACCCGACCCGGGATCAACTGTATGAAGCTGTCGCCGGCGTACAGCGAGCAGTTTTCGACTACCTTGATGACCACTATCCGACCGGCAGCGCGTACAGCCAGCTGCCTGAGGGAACCTATGATTACCATACTCCGGATAAGTCGGTGAATAAGCTGGTCGAGGAAGTGGCTGGGTATCTGGGCATCTCTCGCGGCGAAGCGAGCGACTTGTCCGGTGATGTGGCTGCGGAGCTGAAGCGGATGGTATCCTCTTGGCTCTTCGATGCCTATGCCAAGGCTGATCATGTGTACATGGCCGGGGAAGAAATCGTAGCGGCCCCCGGGCAGATCAACGGAGAGGCGCTGGCGTTGCACCATAAGGCCAGCAACTACGCCAAGTCCTTCTCTCAGGCTCGGAACATGGACAACTATGTGCCCTATACCAACCAGGCCAGCCAGGTATCCCTCGAAGATAAGGAAGTCATGAACGCCCACGGCGGCTTCCGGGTGCACAGCTCCAATGACTATCGACCCGACTACATCATCGACTATATGCAGTTCTTTGCGGATCTTGAAGCGGACCAGCGGAACAGCAAGGGCGGTGACACCCCTGAAGGCTGGTTTGTGCATTGCTATACCAAAGCGGCAGACTTCGTGAAGATCTTTGCCCCTACCGGCGCGAGGATCAACATGAGCATCGCCATGTATGGTGATGACACCACCGGCATCAAGCCCAACTTTAAGGAAGGCATGGACTGGAACGAAGCAATGGCACTGCGGCAGGATTATCAGAACGCAGGCGTCATGGCGATGGTGGTCAATGACGATCAGCTCTCCTTCGCGCTGAACAGCCCCTGGATCGATATGTGCATCCCGTTCCACGCGTCTGGCATGCGTCAGACCTACTACAATCTCATGGGCTGGTTCGACTATACGGCCAAGCAGAATGAGGTCTGGCCCGGCAAAAAGTGGTTCAAGGCTCAGTTGCAGAAGGACGGCGTGAGTACCCGCGGGAAGAATGTCACGGAAGAGTTCATGAAGCGCCACCCGAACTTCGGCAGCAAAGGTGAGATCTATACCGTTACCGGAGCCTCCAACCGCGAGTACGTGAAAGAGCACGGGGAGCTACCCGTCGTTGCCGACAAAAATGGTGAACCGAGTACGCCGGCCCTTGTGCGGTACAAGCCCCACTTCCTGCCCGGCAGCGTGACCATCTACGCCTTCACCAAGGACGGCACCTACCTCGGGCCGATGGAGGTCGAGGGCCACGGCAACGACAAGGAGAAGTACCTCAGCCTTTGCGAAGAGTGGGGCGTTGTGCCTCGCTTCTCCGGACTGATGGTCAAAGACGCGCAGGGCAACCCGATTGACATCGTGGACCACCCGAACTACATGAAGGTCATCTACGAAACCGCCAGGGTTGATACCCCGCAGCAGTACGTGACCGCGAACTTCGATACCTCCCGTGTGGTAGACTCCCTGAGAGGCTTTGTAGGCAAGCAGGAGCGCGACTTGTCCGTGACAGAGAACGTGGGCAGCACCCGCGGCGGCCAGGACAGTGAAGCTGCCGCGGCAGCCGACCTGTTCCTGCGGAACCTGGCTGGTAAGGAAACCATCATGGCCACACCCGAAGAGTACGCGGTCCTGGAGCGCAGGGCTAAGGAACAAGCTGAGTACCTCAAGACCCACAGGAAGCTGGCGCCGGGTGATGTAAAGGTTGACCTGAGCCAGTATGAGATCATGCCGGAAGAGATCGCCACCGCGCAGCATACAATCCATGAGAGCCTGCTGAACAAGCGCACCCAGGCGGCCCGGGACATGGGCGCCTATACGCTGGACGCCCAGGAATTCGTACAGCAGCTGGAAGGCTATCGTGCCGAAGAGGCCGCCGAGGGTCGTTTCTACGGTGCCGAGGGCGGGTCCTCCTACTACAGCGGCAACGAGGCCACGGAGGGCGCGAGTCTTTCCCGCAACCGGCTCCAGTCCAACGAACGGATCTTCCGCAAGCTCTACGACGGAATCGGAGTTCAGCTGACGGTAGACCGGGTCGGCTTCGCTGGCAACGCAAACACCGACTCGTACAGCAACATGCGCACCGGGGCGACCCACGTCCGGTCCAGCGCGGTGCAGAACGCCGGAGCCTACATCCATGAGCTGGCGCGGCAGCTCGACTTCCGCACCAACATCACCGGCGACCAGACCCTGGGCGCCGAGCTCGAGCACGTGGCTCAGTACGCGCTGGATCCTATGGACTACATGACCATGACCCAGCAGCAGCGCCGGGACTTCGGCCTCGAGGAGTACATCACCCAGTACCTGCGGTATGGCAACGGGGCAACCCGGGCGGCCAGCGGTGCGGCGCTGAACGACGCCATGAACGCGGCCTTCAAGCGCTTGGGCTGGACCCGGGCCATGCGGATTGCCAGCCGAGAGTACTCCGCGCTGATGAATGCGAGCGCTGCGGATCAGGCGATGGCCCGAATCGACTACGCCGGACCTGCCCGCCCGAGCGCGGATCCGCGCAGGATGGCCGAGCTCATTGAGTTCAAGCTGGGTGACCGCACATACCCGATGCTCCGCCTGACTAGACTGATGAAGAGCCAGCTCGGGAGCGACTACCACATCAGTGAGGACCCGCGGGAGCTGCTCCTCGGAAACCCCAACCTGGGCGCGAACTTCTCTGAAGCCATCATTGAAGACCGCCTGGTCGATCCCCAGGGAACGACGATCAACGAGAACTCTATCCAGAGCATCCTTCATCAGATCCCGTCCAACCAGCGGGATGACTTCCTGAACTACTGGACCCTGCTGCACTCCCGCGACCGCGATGCGAACGGGAACACCGTGTACGGCCTGACGCCTGAAGACACGGCCACCCGGGATGCTGCCATCGCCCAGTACGAGCAGGAGCATCCTGAGTGGCTCGGCATCATAGACGCCGCCTGCGACTGGATGAACCAGTTCGTGCAAGCGTGGGTGGTTGACACGGGCGGCATGACGCAGAAGCAGTTCAACGAGATGAAGGCGCTGTACCCGCATCACATTCCGACCTACCGCGCTGACTACTTCTTCGGCGGCCAGAAGTACGAAGGCTCCAGCGGTGGCCGCCCGGGGCAGCAGCACACCAAAGCTGAGACCGTTGGCAATGGGATGCAGAGCGCGCCTGGCAGCGCCCGCGACCTGATCGACCCTGCTCTCGGCATCACCCAATACATCCAGGGCATCGTCGCCGCCGAGAAGAACCGCGAAGCCTTTGCGGCTTTCGCGGATGCCATCCGCCGTACCGCTGACAATGCGGACATCGCGGAGATCGTGCAGACACCCGAGAGGGACCCCCGCCAGCGTGCCAACAACGAGCCTGTAACCCCCGACAACCCGCTGATCGATGTCGCCACAGGAACCATTCGAGACTCCGTTGTGCGGCATGGCGACGGGCTGTTTACGGTTCGCGACATGAACGGAGACCTCGTCACCGTACAGATCCACAGCCCGCTGATCGCCAGTGCCCTGCTGAATACGGAACCTCGCGAGATCAGCCGCCTGATGCAGAGCATCGGCTGGCTGAAGAAGCTGATCACCGTCACCGCGACGGCCAAGAGCCTGCGATTCTCCGGCCAGAACGTGTTCGGTGACTGGTTCGTCTCCTGGGTGACGGGCAGCTACGCAAGCAACCCTGCCACTGGCGCGATCAAGTGGTTCCTCGGTGCCAGCAACCTGCTCTACAACAAGGTCAAGGACGCTTTGGGGGCTGACACCTCCAACGCCTACAAGGCATATGAGCTCTTCGGCCACATGCAGAGCCGATACAGCTTGTCGCGTGCAACGGGCCGGAAGGAAGCCAGGGCCGCGGTGCTGGGGCAGAGCCGCTTCCAGCAGGCTGCCGAAACTTTCCGAGGCACGAGAGGTACCACGGGCAGCCCCGTGAAGGGCCTGCTCCAGTTCATTCGGGAGGGCACGGCTGGCCTCGCAGGCGCGGCCATCGAACAGGTAACCGACCTTAGCGAGAACTCCACCCGGTACACCGAGTTCCTCTTCGGGCGGAATCGCAACGAACAGACCGGACTTCAGCGGCTAAACCCCGCCCACACCCGGGATCTGTCCACCTACGACGCACGGATAGAGGCCGGACGCGCTGCCCAGGAGGTCACTACGAACTTCCAGAAGCACGGCGACTCGAAGCTGCTGAAGGAGATTGGCCTTGGCGTCCCCTTCATGGGCGCGGCGATCCAGGGCACGAACAAAGCCCTCATGACCTTCTCCAGCCAGAACGAGGGAAAGCGACTTTCCACAGCGGCCAAGCTGACGGAAGTAGCCTTCCTGGCCATCGCCTACGCCCTCTGGCAGAACGGTTGGAGCGACGAGGACAAGGAGCTCTATGACCAGTACCAGAGCGACTATAAGATGAAGTACTACTTCATCCCGACGGATGGCAAGGGCCACTTCCTGCGGGTTAAGAAGGGCCAGGACGCGCTCTTCCAGCTCGCGGATGGCATCGGCACCATGATCGCCCGCTACAGCACTGGCATCGGCGACGACCTCTCCGGGGATGTCCTGGAGCTGGCCGGAAACGTGCTACGCGAAGCCTCTGGCTTCACCACCGTGCTCGACCCCATCCTCTCTGTGGGCCGCAACCTCACCTGGTGGGGCGGCCAGATCGAGAACTACAGGGACCAGCAGCGGGCGGAGCAGGACCGCTATGACGAGGACACCTCCATTGTATGGAAGGTCGCCAGTAGCAGCCTGCACGCGCTGGGAGTAGAGTGGTCACCCAAGGATGTAGAGTACGTGGTGAGGCAGTACCTCGGCTCGTACGGGACAATCCTGGGCAAGTCGCTGGAAACCGCGACGGAAGGAAAGCTGGACTTCAAGACCTTCGGCAGCATCGTCTGGGACCGTATCGCCAGCGGCTACGTGGTAGACGCGATGGACGGCAGTCAGGCCACCCAGGTGTTCTACGCCTGTAGCGACCAGATCGACCAGATGCTCACCACCGCCAAGGCCGGGGATGATGCTTTCTACCTCCGCGCTGACTACGGCACCCCGGAATTCGACGAGGCAATCTCCGAAGCCGAGACCCTCCAGGAGCGCATCAAGGATGCGAAGAAGGAGATCAAGGCCCTGTGGACCGACTACAGCGACGCAGTGGAAGCCGAGGACGAGGAGGGCCGCCGGGAAGTGAAGTACGAGATCCTGCGGCTGTGCACCGAGATGAACGCGGACATCGCGGCCTTCTTCGACGAGTACGGCTACCCGAACAACTTCCAGAGAGCCTTCTACAACAACCTGAAGCTGCTCAAGCCCTACATCGAAGGCGAGGAATAACCCACCCCACAAAGCCACCCTGAACCTCCATCCAGGGTGGCTTCTTTTGATGCCCAACCTGATGCCCAGACCCACAAAAATAGGGTGATTTTGAGGCTGAAAGGCCCAGCGCTGCTTAACATTTGTGGGTACACAAAAGCCCGAGATTATCGCAATCTCGGGCTTTTTGCTATAGCACAGGTGGGGCGTTTTATCGCAAATGTGTCAAAATGGAGGCCCATATCTACGGGCTTTTCGGGTGGTCTGATGCCCATCTGATGCCCAGTCACATAAACTGCTGCATGAAGGCCGCAGTGCGGTCCAAGCTGGCGCTCTGGGTCTCCTGACTCAGGTGGGTGTAGATCGCCATCGTGATGGCGGGGGACGTGTGCCCTACCCAGGTCTGGGTGGTCTTCACATCCACCCCGGCGTCATACAACATCGTCACAAAGGTATGACGCAGGTCATGGCACCGGATGGACAGGCCGGTCTGGCGGAGATACCGCTCCCAGTCAGTAGCAAACCGGTTTGCATCGGGCTGCTTGCCATCCTGGTCCTTCAGGACCCAGCCCTCTCCCGGGACGGCAAGCAGGGGCTTGAGCGGAGGGAGGATCGGCACATCCCGGACAGCCGCCTTGGTCTTTGGCGAGCCAAACACCGGCTGGGCATGCTCGAAGTGCACCCCGTGGCGCACGTGGATGAGCCCGGCTTTCGGATCGATATCCTCCCAGCGGAGGGCAAGGGCCTCACCCCGGCGGAGCCCCGCGAACAGCATCAGCATGGCAGCCAGGCCAATGTACCCGGCGCTGCCACCGAAGTGAGATACCGTGGCGATCTCTTCCCGGGACAGGGCGCGGTGGGTGCCCTCACCCTTGCTCTGCCAGGAGACCTCAATCGTGGGGTCAAAGGCGATGACCCGGTTAGCTAGTGCAGACCTAAAAATCTGCTGGACGACGGAGCGGAGCTTGCTCACATAAGATTTGGAGTAATCAGCGTACGAATCTGCGAACCGCTGAATGTGGATCTGTCGGATGCTGTTCAAAGGAGCGTTACCCAAGGCCTGCCGGAGATTTTCCGCATTCAGCCGCCGCATGTGCTGTGCGGAGAAGCCGCCGTGCTGTCCGTAGGTCTCCAGCCACGTGTCGATCCAATCGGAGAGGGGCTGGCGCTGGGCCACCAGGTCCACGCCGTCCTCCTTGGCCCGCTTGAACTCATCTGCCTTGGCCTGGGCCTCCTTGAGGGTCTTGCCGTAGAAGGCCTTGCGGATCCGCTTGCCGGTCTTGGGGTCGGTACCTGCATCGACTCTTACGCAGCGCCTCCCGTCGCTGGTCATGTTCTTGGGCTTGGACTTCTTCTTGGCAGTTGGGAAGGTGATTATTCTCTGTTCCATTTTCTTCTTTCCTTTCTGCCCTGCCTGTGCTATAATAGAAGCGCACAGACTCGGGCCTGTAGCTTGGTTGGGTTTTGTGCCTTTGTCCCTGTCCGGGGTAGGAGCCGGACAGGGGCTTTTTTATTTGACCTTAATTATGTACCCGATCACTTTGCCGTAGACGCGCATGCTGTTCAGGCACTCGCCCTCGATACCACCATACTCCGGGTTGTCTGAGGCCAGCTTGACCAGCTTCCCGTTCTCGACCAGGGCCCGTTTACAGACTGTGCCTTCGCCCTCGATCCAGGCTATTATCACGTCGCCATCAACGATGTCCTGAGTCTTGCGCACGAATACGGTGGATCCATCCATCAGGGTGGGCTCCATCGAGTGACCGGAAATACCCACCGCATAGTCTGTACCCTTGGGCACCAGCCGCTTTTCGTAGTCCACCATCTCGTACTCGCCCTCTGCCCAGAGGGGCTCGCCGGCAGCTGAAGGGTCAACGTACCTCCGAATTGAAACCGTCTCATACTCCAGCGCAGCACACCGGCTGTACTCTGCGGTAAGCACCGTGTCCACAACAGCCTTCCCATGCGCATCCAATATATGGTACTTATCCAGCAGGGACTGATCGGCAGCGGGCAGCGTAGGCTTTTTCGGTAGCTGGACGAGGTTGGACTTGGTTGCGGGGGTGCCCCAGCCCATAAGATAAGAAGGATCTACGCCCAACGCTTTGCCCAGCAGCGCGATCTTATCTCTGCGCATGTTGGCAATGGCCCCGTCCTCCCACTTCTTGACCGTGCTGCGTCCCACCCCTACGATCTGGGCAACATCCTCAAGGGTCATGCCCCGAGCCAGGCGAAGCTCGCGTATCTTTTCTCCCAGGGTCATGTGTTCACCCCCTTTCTTGCTTATGCCAGTATTATATCAGACACGTTTCCATTTTGCAACATTCAAATTGCTTATAAAATAAAAAGTTTCGTTAAATCAACAAAACCCATTGACAAAACGTTTTGGCCGTGATAAGATGTCCGTGTCCTAAAGGAAACACGCAGCGAAAGGGGGGTTGAGTGGATGAACAAGGCTCTGTTGGAGTATGAGATGAAGCGCAAGGGCGTTACAGCCACACAAATGGCGAAGATTCTGGGCATCAGCCGATCTACTTTCTGGAAGAAATGCACCGGATCGTCTGAGTTCAAACAATCCGAGATCATGAAGATCGTCTCTACACTTCAGCTCACGGACGCCGCTGCAATTTTTTTTGCAGAGTGAGTTTCCTATAAGAAACAGAAAGGAGGAACCATGAACCTTATCGCAGCACTGACCGACGTGTCGAACAACAACATCATGGATCGAGTCGCCCATGCGATTGTGCGGAGCTACATCGAGGAGCACCTGGACAAGTCGGATGACGCCCCGAAGTTCGATACGTACATCGTCTGGAAGTGCAAGGCACTTCAGAACTGGAAGTACCTTGTGAGCAGCACCCTGTACGACGGGATGTACTACGAGCTCACCTACAACGGGGACAAGAACGAGTGGTACCTAGACGCCTACAAGAAGTTCGAGAATCGCAGATACGAAGCCGAAGGAAAGGAGGGAGCAAATGCTCTACACAGTAACCGCCCAGCAGCGCACAACCCTGCTGAAGGCGAAGGACGTAGCCGCGAGGCTGGGTCTGGGACAGGAGAGCGCCCTGGCGCTGGTCAAGGCCCACGGGATCAAGATCCTGAGCCGGTACTACATCACTGAGGCGAGGCTGGCCCAGGTGCTGAACGGAGAGGTGGAGGACGGATGATCGAGTACCGGCACCACGCCACCGTGCGCAGGGCCGCCCGGGACATCGCCTGGGCGTGGATCACCCGGCAGCTGGAGGACGGCTTCGAGATATCGGAGGAAAGCTATGAGCATTACCTGGACGAGTCCCTGCGGGATACCCTCCTGGAAGAGTATGAGCAGGCAGAGGCGGATATGGAGGTGGCCCACCGTGATTGGGAGGACGAGTAACCCCAAGGCCGTGGCGTTTGAGCGCCGGGTGCAGGCCCTGCAGAAGACCGGTAACCCCTTCCGGGGCTACCTGCACCGGGACGGCTGGGCCCTGTACCGGACCGGCGCGCACCTGAACGAGTGTCGCATCCTAGTGCCCGCAGAAAGCCGGGAGTACCAACCCGGGGCCATCACCCTGAAGCTGCACGAGAAGCAGCTGGACATGATCATCGACAAGGTGCGCAAGACGGGCCAGCTGCTCTGCACAGTGGAGTGCGCGGGCGAGGGCAGCCCGGTGCACTGGAAATGGGAGGACGAGTAATATGAGGCACGACTACCTGGCACCCTACCCCATCCGGCTGATCGCCACCGCACGTACCTGGGCCCGCCGGGTAGGCCCGGAGGTGATCTCCGGGATCGGCTTCGCAATGATCATCATGCTGCTGCCCATCGTGGCGGCGCTGAGATAGAAGATAGAAAGGAAGTAAAAACCATGATCATCAGTTTTAGTGGCGACAGCATGCACGACGTCATGCAGGAAATGAAGCGCTTTCTCTTCGGGGAAGAGAGCGAACTTCAGGTAGCAACCACTCCCGCGGTGGTGAAGGAAACCCCCGAACCGGCCAAGACCGTACAGCTGGAGCGCCCCGTGGCGCAGGAGCCCACCTACACCGCGGCGGATGTCCGCAAGGTGTTCCGGGAGGCGACAAAGTACGCGGACCAGGATACGCTGCGCAAGGCCCTCAAGGACATCAGCGGCGCGGACAGCGTGAGCGCGGCCCCGCAGTCGTCCTTCGGCGCCCTGATCGAGTGGGCGGAGGGGGTTATCCACAATGCCCAGTGAGCACGCATACCTGAGCCCCAGCGCGGCCCACCGGTGGCTGCACTGCCCGGGCAGCGTGGGCTGGGAGGCGGAGCTGCCCGACACCACAAGCGACGCAGCCAAGGAGGGCACAGCGGCCCACGCCCTGGCCGAGGCGAGGCTCAAGGTCGACTTGGAGTTGTTGTGGCGAGTCCAGCAGAGCGAGTGGTACAACGCGGCAATGGAGGGCCACATCGACACCTATGTGGACTATATCCACGAGCTGCGGACGCCCGGAGACGAGCTGCTGATCGAGCAGCGGCTGGAGATCCTGCCCAAGTGCTTCGGCACAGCGGACTGCCTCGTTGTCTCCGAGGGGAAGCTGGACGTGGTGGACCTCAAATACGGCAAGGGCGTCCGGGTGGACGCGGAGCAAAACCCGCAGTGCCTGCTCTACGCCTACGGCGCCTGGAAGGCCCTGAGCTGGCTGTACGACATCCAGGACGTGACCGTCCACATTGTACAGCCCCGGCTGGACCACATCACCAGCTGGCACCTGACGGTGGACGAGATGCGGCAGCAGGTCGAGGGCGAGGAATTCCAGCGCCACTACCAGGACGCAGCCCACGACGTGCACGAGTACCATGCCGGCGACCACTGCCGCTTCTGCCGGGCCGCCCCGATCTGCCGGCAGCGGGCACTGCACGAGGTGGCCAAGGTGGCCTACGCCCTCAGCGAGGGCGGCAGGGACATCGGCCCCACCACCGTAGGCTACCTGCTGGAGGTCCTGCCCAGCTTTGAAAACTGGGCCAAGGGCATCAAGGACGGGGCGCTCTCTGCAGCCATTGCGGGGGCAAGCATCCCGGGGTACAAGCTGGTGGCCGGGCGGGGAACCCGGAAGATCACGAACCCGACGGAAGCCGAGGCAAGGCTGGCAGAGGCCGGCTTCGACCCGGCACAGTACATGGAGCTGCGCGGCCTGACTGACCTGGAAAAGGCCGTGGGCAAGAAGGAACTCAGCCAGGTGCTGGACGGCCTGATCGTGAAGAGCGACGGCAAGCCCACCCTGGTCAAGAACGACGATCCCCGACCGGCATACAGCTCGGCGGCGGAAGATTTTAAGGAGGAATAATCATTATGGCTAAGGTTCATGGAACGAAGGTTACCACTGGTGTTGTCCGTCTGTCCTACGCGAACGTCTGGGAGCCCAGGAGCATCAACGGGTCCGACCCGAAGTACAGCTGCTCCATCCTGATCCCCAAGAATGACACCGAGACCGTGGAAGCGATCAAGGCCGCCATCGAGCAGGCCGTCCAGGACGGCATCGCCAGCAAGTGGAACGGCAAGAAGCCCGCCGGCCTCAAGCTGCCCCTGCGTGACGGCGATGAGGACCGTCCCGATGACGAGAACTACAAGGGCATGTACTTCATCAATGCCAACAGCAAGCAGCCCCCGCAGATCGTAGACCGCGCTGTGAAGCCCATCCTGGATCAGACGGAGGTCTACAGCGGCTGCTACGTCCGCGTCAGCGTCAACTTCTACGCCTTCAACCAGAACGGCAACCGGGGCGTCGCCTGCGGCCTGGGGAACATCCAGAAGGTCAAGGACGGCGACAGCCTGATGGGCCGCTCCAATGCTGCGGATGACTTCGACGCGGAGGACGACGATGACTTCCTCGCATAAGTCGCTCCTGGTCGATATTGAGACCTTCAGCGCCACCAGCCTCCCGGACTGCGGAGTATACCGCTACTGCCAGGACCCGGACTTCACTATCCTGCTGATCGCCTACGCCTTTGACGATGAGCCGGTGGAGCTGGTGGACGTGGCCTGCGGGGAGGACGTGCCCCAGGAGTTCCTGGACGCCCTCTCCGACCCGGGGATCCTCAAGCTGGCCTACAACGCCAACTTCGAGCGCACCTGCATGGGACGGTTCTTCAACCGCCCCATGCCCCCGGAACAGTGGCAGGACATCATGATCCACGCGGCCTACCTGGGCCTGCCCCGCTCCCTGGCTGGCGTCTGTGACGCGCTGGGGCTGGGCGAGGACCAGGGCAAGATGAAGGAAGGCAAAGACCTGATCCGGTACTTCTGCCTGCCCTGCAAACCCACAAAGACCAACGGAGGCCGCACCCGCAACCTGCCCACCCACGCACCGGACAAATGGGAGATCTTCCGCCAGTACTGCATCCGCGACGTGGAGAGCGAGCGCACCGTGGAGCGCCGGCTGTCCAGTCACCCCGTGCCGGAGAGCGAGTGGGAAATCTGGCGCGTAGATCAAGCCATCAACGACCGGGGCGTGATGATCGACACCCGGCTGGCCCGGATGGCCGTGGCCATGTCGGAGGCCAACAACAAGCAGCTTACCGAAGAGGCTGTGCGGCTGACCGGGCTGGAAAACCCCAGCAGCGTGGCCCAGCTCAAGCGCTGGCTGGACGAAAACGACGAGAAGAAGTGCGACAGCCTCAGCAAAGCCTACGTCAGTGACCGGCTGAAGGAGCTGCCCGAGGGCACCGTGAAGCGGGTGCTGACCATCCGCAAGGAGACCGGCAAGAGCAGCGTATCCAAGTACGAGGCGATGCTGCGCAGCGTCTGTGAGGACGGCAGGGTGAGAGGCACGCTGCAGCACTACGGGGCCAACCGCACCGGGCGCTGGTGCCTGACCGGAGATCACGAGGTGCTCACGGAAAGCGGCTGGGTGCGGCTGGACGAGTGGACCGGCGGCATGATCGCATGCTGGAACCCAAACGGCGAGGTCGTGTCCTTCCAGCGGGCCAACGCTGTCAGCTTTCCGTACAACGGGGAGATGTACTTCTACCGGGATAAGCGGATCTCCCAGATCAGCACACCTGACCACAAGATGTGGGTACAGCGTCGTCGAGGTGCCCCCTGGAGCGCGGAGACGGTTGAATCCTTGGGCGCCAACAGACCCTGCATCCCCTTCACGGGAACAAGGTTGTACACCCCGAGTCGTGAGCACGACAGGCTGAGAGTGCTGGTCATGACCCAGGCAGACGGGTGCTACACGGCGGACGGACGGCTACGGCTCAAATTCAAGAAGCAGCGAAAGATCGAGCGCTGCCGTCAACTTCTACGTCGAGCCGGGCTGTGCTTCACAGAACAAAGCTACGGCGACGGAAGCACAGGCTTCGTCATCCCTAAAAGGGCGCTGCCTCTCTGGCTGCTCATGTTCAAGAACAAGACCTTTGGGCCCTGGCTGTTCGACCAGAGCGCGGACGTCTTCTTCGAAGAACTAGAGCTGTGGGACGGGTACCGCGCTGGCCCCAACAGCATACAGTACTGCACCTGCAACAAGCAGAACGCGGATATGGTACAGGCCTTTGCCCACCTGAGCGGGCGTGCGGCCTTGATAAAGGAAAAGCACGCAGACCACCCCGTCTGGAACGCCTGCTACAACGTAGACATTTGGCTGTCGCCGGGTAATTGCCACGAGCTCAGGGATAAGCCGGAGCGCTTCATCTATGATGGCCGTGTGTACTGCGCGGAAACACCCACCGGCTACTTCCTGGTACGCCGGTGCGGCAGAGTGTGGGTAACCGGCAACTCAGGCAGGCTAGTGCAAACCCAGAATCTCCCCCAGAACCACATCGAGGATCTGGACATTGCCAGGAACCTGGTGCGAGACGGCGACCTGGAGTTTGTACGGCTCTGCTACGGGGACGTCAACGACACCCTCAGCCAGCTGATCCGCACCGCCATCATCCCGAGGGACGGGTGCCTTTTCGCAGTCAGCGACTTCTCCGCCATCGAGGCGAGGCTCCTGGCCTGGCTGGCCGGGGAGCAGTGGAAGCTGGACGTATTCGCCAATGGCGGGGACATCTACTGCGAAACCGCCAGCCAAATGTTCGGCGTACCGGTAGTCAAGCACGGGCAGAACGCGGAGCTGAGGCAGAAGGGCAAGATCGCTACGCTGGCCCTGGGGTACGGCGGCACCGTGGGGGCGATGGTCAACATGGGCGCTGTGCGGATGGGCATACCGGAGGAGGACCTGCCCGAGATCGTAGACCGTTGGCGAGCCGCCAGCCCGCGCACCGTGGAGCTCTGGCATCGCATCGATTCCGCGGCGATGGCCGCAACCAAATACCACGAGTGGAGCGAGGATCTGGGGTATGGCCTGCGGATCGGCTACGAGGACGGCCTGATGATCATCGAGCTGCCCAGCGGACGGAGGCTGCACTACGTGAAGCCCCGAATCGGTACCAACAAGTTCGGTCGGGAGGCCGTGACCTACATGGGCGGCACCGGCTGGACGCGGATCGAGACCTTCGGCGGGAAGCTCACGGAAAACATCATCCAGGCCATCGGGCGCGACTGCCTGGCCCGGGCAATGCTCAGGGTGAGCGGGCGCTACCCGATCGTCATGCACGTGCACGATGAGATGATCGCTGAGGTGCCCCTTGAAGAAGCGAACGAGGCGCTCCAGTACATGAACGAAGTGATGGCCGACCCCATCCCGTGGGCCCCGGGGCTGATCCTGCGGGGCGACGGATACCTGTGTGACTACTATAGAAAGGACTGACCACAATGGCGCCCCTCCTGTACGACGTCAGCATGGCGGAGCTGCTCCGCCTGCGCGAAGAAGAAGGCATGACGAACCGGGAAATCGCGGAGCATTTGGATGTTAGCGTTGCCACAATCTATCGTTACCTGGGCAAGCAGCCCAAGAAAGGAAGTACCATGAAGAACACCCACAGCATGTTCGCGGACAATCAGGATGACCTCGCGAAGGCCATCCGCACCCCTGAAGAAGTCGTCGCCGGCATGAGCGACGCCCAGGTCAGCGCCATGATCAGCACCCTCTGTGACGGCACCAGCGACGGCGGCCTGCGCTCCGTGGGCGCGACCTTCAAGGCCGGGGACGGCACCCTGTACACCATCGAGAAGACCGAGGAGGGCGACGTGGAGATCGCCATCAGCGGCAAGCACATCAAGGCCCAGCTGCTCTACCCTGAGTTTTGCGCCCTGCGGGTGCAGCTCGATAACCTGCGGAAGGAGATCGCCAAGCTATGAAGGACAAAGTGACTCTGGCCGACAAAGAGGGGCTCATCGCCTGGGCCTCTCTGGCCTCGGTGCTGGTGGATACGGACATCAAAGGGATCGAGGAGCGCTTCGAGAAGCTCCCCGGGGGCAAGAGGGACCTGGCCCTGATGCGGAAGCTGGCCGAGAAGTACATGCAGAAGCTGCTGTGGGAGGCAATCCCTATGAGCAAGGACGACGCCCGGTGGTTTGTGCAGACGCTGAAGTTGATGCGGATCTACACCGGGATCCAGGGGCGGTACGGCCATGAGAGCGTGGACCGCATGGCGGACTTCGGGGTGTACCTGAGCTACGACGATATTAACGCCATCCTGGACGCCCTCGGGGACCACTGCTTGCTGTGCAGCAAGAGCAAGAAGGAAGCCCAGGACTGCCCGCTGCGCAAGGCCCTGGAGCGGATCCCCACTCAGGACACCTCGGAGGATAACTTCTGCGCAGTCCAGCGGGCATATACCGAGGCGGTGTATTCGACATAAGGAGGTAAGGCGGGATGAGCGAGTTTGTGAAAACAATGAGGGATTGGCAGCGGCTGTGTGACTCGATGGATAAAAAGTATAGTGATGACTGTTGCAATAACTGCCCTCTATATGGGTTTGCTTGCGGTGGCATATTTGAAATGCCGGAAAATACGGACTGGCGGCTGTTGCAGGAAAAGGTTGATGCGTGGGCGGCAGAAAACCCGGAACCAGTTTATCCGACATTTATGGAATGGCTGATAGACATTGGCGTTTTATGCAATAGGCCCATGTATAGCATTATTGCTGACACAATCGCAACAGCTCACATCCCCGCCGACATCGCGGAAAAGCTGGGGTTGGAGCCGAAGAGAGGGAACGGCGATGAGTGACCTGATTTCAAGGACGGCAGCGATTGGAGCTTTTACTGGTAAGCCGCCTGAATACTATCACACCAGCTACATTGTTAGCGAACTGAACAGCGTGCCCGCAGTGGATGCCGTGCCTGTAATAAGGTGCAAAGATTGCGAATTCTGGAATTATGCGGATTGTGTGGTTGAAGGCAATTGCTACTGCGATATGTTGGAAAGGTACACGTTGGAAAATTTTTACTGCGCGGCTGGTATACGGAGGGATACAGATGGCAAGGATGATTGGCATTGATGACGTGGCGCGCATCTTATGGGATCACCATTTCCACGATGGCGATGGACTGCAAGCATTGTGTGATGTGAAAGAGATATTGGAAGCCGTAAGGGGGCATCCGGGGGCTGTTGACATTGTGCGGTGTAAGGATTGCAAGCAGTGGTACGTGGATCTGGGCTGGAAGGGCAAATGCTGGTGCTGCGTGCGCCAGTGCATGACCAGGCCGGATTGGTACTGCTGGGACGGAGAACGGGAGGAACTGACAGATGACACCCCGTGAAGAGATATGGAGCAGGGCTGAGGACCTGCTCAAGCTGGCAGGCCGGGCGTCCCGGAGCCAGACCTACTACTCCAGCTATGAGGACGCGGAGGACGTGGTGCAGGACGTGGCGCTCTACGCCCTGGAGCGGGCGGACAAGTACGACCCGGAGAGGGCCAAGCTCTCCACCTGGCTGTACGTCTCCACCCTGTCCTGCCTGCACCACAAACAGGCTGCCCTGCACGCCACCAAGCGCGGGTACGGCATGACAACCCTGGGCGATGAGGCCCTCGAAGACGTGGCGGCTCGCATCGACCTGGAGGAGGACGTGGTGGAGCGCCTGGATCGGGAGGCCGCGATGGCCACCATCCTGAAGGCCGCGGAGAAGCTGACCGAGAAGCAGCGGGACGTGCTGCTGAAGCGGTACCTGGAGGAGATCACCTTGGATACGCTGGCAGCCGAGTACGGACTATCCCGCCAGCGTATCTGCCAGATCATCGCCAAGGCAGAGCGTGTAATCCGTGCCCAGGCTGCTGTCCGGAGAATCGCCCGGACGAGGTACGAGGCATGAAGGGCACAGCGAATGAGTCCTGGGAGCTGCACCTCCTGGAACTGAGGTGCTTTCGGGGGCCAGGACATCGGTGGGAGTACATCATGGGCCTGATCAACCAGGGCCTCAGCGACAAGGAGATCGCCCGGGAGATCAACCGCCTCACCCCGAGAAAACTCGACTATTGCACACCGGGGGACATAGCCGTCTACCGGAAAGTGCACGACGACGCTCTGGACTGGAGCGCCAGCGACAACCCGGAGAACACCAACCGGCGGGAGTGGACCACCCTCGCCGAGCTGATACGATTGGAGGAGCTATGATGCTGTTGACGATCACGACAGGACAGAGCCGGAAGGCCCTCTCCTGGAAACCGGAGACACTGACATGGGAGGCGCTGGTACAGCGCCTCTCTACTGCCCGTAGGACGGGCGAGACGGTGCTGCAGTACCAGGCCATGACGGTGGAGGAGCGCTCCGCTGCCAAGGACGTGGGCGGATTTGTGGGCGGCAGGCTCAGGGGTGAGCGCCGCAAGGCGGAGGCCGTCCTGGGGCGCCAGATCATGGTGCTGGACGCGGACTACGCTCCGGCAGACTTCAAGGACGCGGTCTGCGGCTGGGCCGTGCCCTGGGCCTGCTGCGCTCACACTACCCACAGTCATACACCGGAGAAGCCCCGGTACCGGCTGATCCTGCCCCTGACGCGGGAGGTATCCGCTGACGAGTACGAGGCCTGCGCACGCTGGGTCAGCGCCGAGATCGGCATGGAGTACTTCGATGACACCACCTACGAGCCTTGCCGGTTGATGTACTGGCCCAGCTGCCCCAGCGACGGGGAGTTCATCGCCTGGGAGCAGAAGGGCGACTGGCTGAACCCGGACTGGGTGCTCTCGCAGTACGCAGACTGGCGTGATACCACGTCGTGGCCACGCACCGACAAGGCGGTCCGGCAACTGGCCGAGTCAGCTAAGAAGCAGGGCGACCCCACCCAGAAGCCCGGCATCGTGGGCGCCTTCTGCCGCGTCTACGACGTGCCCGCAGCCATCGAGCGGTACCTGCCCGAGGTCTACCGCGATGACGGCAACGGACGGTACACCTACGTGAAGGGCAGCACGGCCCAGGGCATGGTGCTGTTCGATGACGGGCAGTTCTGCCGCAGCTACCACTCCACGGACCCGGCGGGTGGGCGGCTGATCAACTCCTTCGACCTGGTGCGAATCCACCTCTACGGCGCATTGGATGATGAGGTGGACGAAGATACGCCAGTCAATCAGCGTCCAAGCTATCAGGGGATGCGCACGCTCTGCCGGGAGGACGAGGCCGTCTGGGCGGAGCTGGGCGGCAGCAGCCCGGAGGATGACTTCGCCGAGGGAGAGGAAGACGAGCCGGAGATCACCAACAAAGGCACAGCCACCGACCAGGACAGCGCCCTCAGCTTTGAGGAGTTCGCCCGTCCGATCCTGCGCTACTCAGCGTCCCTGGGCTGGATCGCCTGGGATGGCAGGCGCTGGGTGCCCGGAGCAGATGACCGGGCCAGGAAGACAGTCATGCAGTACAACAACACCGTGCTGGCGATGGCCCAGACTGAGACCGACGAGGAGCGCCGCAAGGCCAAGCTCAAGCACGCCATGAAGCTGCGGAGTACCGGCGCCATCAGTGCCATGCTGGTCAACGCCCAGGCCCTGCTCCGGGATGAGGACCCTTGGGACACCAACCCGTGGCTGCTCAATACACCCAAGGGAATTGTGAACCTCCAGGACGGGACGCTCATGAGGCACACACCCGCACAGCGCATGACCGCGATGACCGCGTGTGCCTGTGAGCGCGGCGAGGCCCCCATGTGGCACAAGTTCCTCCGGGAGGTCACCGGCGAAGACAAGGACCTTGAGAACTACCTCCAGGATGTGCTCGGCATGGCCCTGGTGGGCCAGGTCTATAATGAGGGCATGGTGGTGGTCACCGGCAGCGGCGGCAATGGTAAGAGCACATTCTTCGGAGCCTGTGCCCGGGTGCTTGGCACCTATGCGGACTCCATACGCCCCGAGCTGCTGCTCAGCCGCGCCAACGGCCAGGAAGCCTTCGGCATCGACTGCGTGCGCGGAAAGCGCCTGGTGCTGGCCGGCGAGACCGACGAGGGCGCTGCGCTTTCCGAAGCTACCATGAAGCGTCTGACCTCCAGGGACGAGATCAGCGCCAACCCGAAATACAAGCAGCCCTTCACTTTCACCCCGTCCCACACGCTCATTCTCCACACCAACCACCTGCCCAAGGTGCGGCACATGGACGGAGGCATCGCCCGCAGAATGGCTATTGTTGTCTTCCCGTACACCCCGAAGCCGGAGCACATCATCGTGGACCTTATGGAGCAGCTCGTGGCCAGGGAAGGCGATGCGATCCTCGCCTGGATGGTCGATGGCGCGGTGCGCTTCTGGAAGCGTAACTGCATGCTGCCCAAGCCCAAGTGCGTGGAGGAGGCCACCGCAAAGTATCTGGGTGACAACGACTGGCTGAAGGAATTCCTGGAGGACTGCTGCGAGGTGGGCGACAACCAGGAAGCCAGGGGCGGCGAGCTCTACGAACGGTACCGGAGCTGGTGCATGGAGACCGGCGAGCGCTTCCCAAAGCGGGCCCGGGACTTTGCCCAGGCCTTGGAGAGCAAGGGCTTCCAGAGGGTGCGGAAGAGCGCCGGTGTAATATGGGAAGGATTAAAACTGAACTCTGAGTTCCTGTGAACCGCATGATGAAGGCTAAAGGCGGATAAACCCCTATATTGTCAGAATTTGAAAAAAAATAAAAATTTAGAAAAGAGTAGTGTTTATCTTGCTTTAGCCTTCATTGAACTAAGAAGAAGAGGAGGAGCTGTTGTATGCTTGAGCGCGACATCGAGCGGGAGGCAGGGCGGCTTGTCAGGGCCCGCGGGGGGCTGTGGCTGAAATGGATATCCCCAGGGGCGGCAGGAGTGCCTGACCGGATATTGATAGCACCGGGTGGCCGGATCGTATTTGTGGAGCTGAAGCAGGAGACGGGACGCCTGTCGAACCTGCAGCGGTGGTTCCGGGACCAGCTGCGGAAGCTGGGCTGCGATGCCCGGGTCACCAGGAACTGGGAGGAGGTGGAGGCACTTGTCAATGAGATTCTGCCCGCGAAGCTACCAGACTGAGTGCATTGAACGGATCAAGAGTCAACCCAAGGTGGGGCTTTGGCTTGCGATGGGCATGGGGAAGACCGTCATCACCTTGACGGCCATCAAAGAGCTGTTGGAGGATCTGGCCATCAGCCGGGTGCTGGTGATCGCCCCGAAAACGGTGGCAGAGACCGTCTGGACCACCGAGGCCCAGAAGTGGGACCACCTGACCGGCCTGCGGGTGGAGCGCGTCCTGGGGTCTCTGAGGGCCCGTAGGGCGGCCCTCTCCGCGGAGGCGGACATCTGGGTGATCAACCGGGAGAACGTGGCCTGGCTGGTCTCTGAGGGCTGCTGGCGCTGGGACATGGTGGTGATCGACGAGCTGAGCAGCTTTAAATCCCACCAGAGCAAGCGGTTCAAGGCCCTGCGGTCAGTGCTTAATCAGGTCCATCGCCTCGTAGGCCTGACCGGCACCCCGTCCCCCAACGGGCTTATGGACCTGTGGGCCCAGACGTATTTACTGGATCGGGGGCAGCGGCTGGGCAAGACCATGACGGCCTACCGGGAGCGCTTCTTCCGGCCCGGGAGGCAGAATGGGTATGTGGTGTACGACTGGCAGCCCAGAGAGGGCGCGAAGGAACGGATCGAGGAGCTATTGTCCGACCTGTACGTCTCCATGGACAAGCCCCTGGGCGTAGAGCGGGTGGACGTGGACCGGCTGGTGGAGATCGACCGGAAGCGGTACGACGAGCTGAAGAAGGCCATGACGATGGAGCTGGACAGCGGGGTGGAGATCACCGCCCTGTCCGCCGCAACGCTGATGGGCAAGCTGCTGCAACTGGCAAACGGATCCGTCTACGATGAGGGCCACCATTGGCACGAGACCGACCGGGCAAAACTCGATGCCCTCACCGAGGTGCTGGAGGAAGCGGACGACCATGTGCTGCTGTACTACCGCTTCCAGGCGGACCGTGACCGGATCCTGGCGGAGCATCCCGAAGCGGTGCTGCTGGAGGGGGCCCGAGAGGTGGAGGCGTGGAACAGGGGCGAGATCAAGGTGCTACTGGCCCATCCGGCCAGCGCAGGCTACGGCCTGAACTTGCAGCAGGGCGGGTCCATCATCGTGTGGTACGGCCTGCCCTGGAGCCTGGAGCTGTGGGAGCAGGCCAACGCCCGGCTTATCCGGCCAGGGCAGCAGCGGACCGTCCGCGTGGTGTCCCTGCTGGCCGCCGGCACCGTGGACGAGAAGGTCAAGGCGGCCCTGGAGCGTAAAAGCATGACCCAGCGGGAGCTACTGGAGGCGATGAGATGATTGAGAGGTGGAGCGGTTATAGGCAGTTGTGCGCAGAGATCAAAGCCCTCACGGAGCAAATCGAGCAGATCACCGTCATGGCAACTCACTGCACCGCGGGGTGGGGCACAGTTACCGTGATGGGGAGTGGATACGCCACCAGCCGCGTGGAGACCGCAGCCGTCAAGCTGGCCGATGTCCGCGGGCGACTGGATGAGCGGGTCAAGGAGTACATCCGGCAGCGGATGGCCATAGAGGCGGAGATCGCCGAGGTGCCCGACTCGCTGAGTCGTCAGGTCCTGGAGATGCGGTACCTGACCGGCTGGAGCATTGAGCGGATCGCGGAGGAGCTGGACGTCAGCCCCAGGTGGGTGCAGGGCATCATGAGCCAGGCCGAGGCAAAAGTAAACAGCCGTCATTCCTGACGGCTGTTTGGTTTAGCTACTCCTTGGTTTGTCGGGTGGAATTAGCTCCTCGCTTTGTCGCCATATAGGACCGCATAAGCCAACAAGGCGAGGGTGTAGGGTGGTATGTCGTTGTGGTTGGCAGGCACATCAGACTCCCAGTTTTGTACGGTCCGCTTCGGGATGCCGTAGGCGTCCCCGAATCGCTGCTGGGACAGCCCCGTTTTCGCCCGGATCGCCTTCACGCCGCCGGCCTTGAGGGCCGCGAGCTCCGGGTCGCTGGTGGGATCGTTCCAAAGGGTCAGGAAATCAGTGTAGGTCATGGGCGGTGCCCTCCTCATCAAAATCATGCCAGTGCTCCGGCGGCTCGGTGATCAGCAGTGACGTGTACTTGCCGGGGGTAACGCCGTACAGATAATCGTACCCATCCTGATAGGGCGTGTCCTGGATCATGATCAGCGCGTCCGGGTCGGCATCCTTGAGCACCTCCAGCAGATCGCGGACGGTGAAACCGTCCTCAGATACGGGCATTACATATGTGCCGTCCTTTTGCCGGGTGATGGATCCGTTCATAAGTCAATCCTCCTTCTTTTGTCCTCCTTGTGCTGGTATTATACTCGATGCATGGGGCGCCCGTCAAGCGTCGAGCGCCCCGGGGCGGGCCGTCATCCTCTTGTGCGGCCCTCGATCAGGCGGACGATCACCCGCCGCAGGTCCTCCAGGGTGCCGCCGTGCTGGGCCAGCAGGTCCAGCACTTCCAGCAGCGCCCGAAGCAGGGTCCGGTCTTCTTCGCTCATGTTCTCGCCTCCTCTCCCATAGCCTCGCACTCGTCGAAGTGCGGGCAGCTTGCGCAGCCCACGGGGTGCATGGCGTCTAGGGCGATCTCCAGGTCAGAGCAGCCCTGGTAGGTCTCATAGTCCGGGTTGATGGCCCGGGCGAAGGCCTCGAACAGCTCATCTGTCAGGGTGCCGTCGTAGCGGTACGCGATCCGCTCCGGAGTGGCGATGCTTGACAGCTCGCCATCGTGCATTACCAGGCGATAATCGCCGGTCTTGTCTTCGTAGGGTCGGCACCAGCTCAGGTCCTCGGTGCTGTGGTCGATCATGTAGTCGCGGTATGTCATTGTCTTTTCCTTTCTCGCCTGCCATCATCAGCGCCGGGAGGCGATCCCCGGCGGACGGCCCGAAGGCCGTTTCGGCTCACTTGGTGACATAGACTCTCTTGTAGATCGCCGGGCCGCCCACATCGCGCCGGGCCAGGAAGGTGATGATGTGGTAGCCGGTCGCGTAGTCGGTTTCAGTCTTGCTGGGCAGGTTCCACAGCGGGGAGCGGTGGATGTACTTCCAAGTCATCACGCTGGCGTAGTCTTCGGCCATCTCTTCCTGGTTGAGCTGGTTTTCGCTGGTGTAGCTGTCCTCGTCCCATACTCCGCCGCGCTTGGTGTAGCTGTGCATCTCAATGATCTTCATGGTGTTTTCCTTTCTCCCCGTATGGCCGATAGGGCAGCCGTGATTGTGGTGGTGTTCAGCGCCGGGCGGGATCAGATGCAGTCGTTGCCGTCCTCGACGTAGTCCTGGACGTAGGCGTGGATCGTGGCGCAGTTCCAGTACGCCTCGACGCCCAGGGCGGACAGCTTGGCGATGCGGTATTTGCTGTCCATCCAGTAGGTCACCATGCAGTCGGCCATGATCGTGGGGACGTAGCGGTCCAGGTCGCAGTAGCACTCGCCGGTGAGCACCTCCACGCTGTAGATGCTGTCACTGCCGTGGTAGCGCTGCAGGGCCAGGGCGGCGGCGTTGCGGAGGTCCTCGGCCTCGACGATGGCCTTGCCATCATCCCGGGCCTGGGCGATCTCGTCGATGTGATCCTTGATGCTGAGAATGTCGCGGGGGCTGCAGGTCTGCTTGGTCTCGGCGGTGATCTTGATGGTGTAGCTCTTCATGGTGTCTTCCTTTCTGCCCCTCTCGGCTGGGGCCGCCGGTGTTGTTTGGCACCGATTCGGTGCTGCTGTTGATGGCATGAATTATAAGGCACCGAATCGGTGCTGTCAACCCCTTTGTCCGTTAACTGTTTGTAAACTCCTTGACTTGCACTCCTCCGGCCCGGACAATGTTGTCGATGGTTACATGGGTAACTTTTCGAGGTAACCTCATCGCGATTGCCCGCAGCCCCTCCCCGGGGTGGGCGCTGGTCCGCTGCCGGTGATCTGCTGCCGGTGATCTGCTCCCGGTGATCTGCTGCCGGCCTGATCTGCTGCTATGGGCATCAGTTTGGGCATCAAATGCCCGAAAAGCCCGATGATTACGGGCTTCTCCCTTTGATACCCTATCAAACGGCTATGTTGTACTGTTCTTGATAGGAGTTACTCACTCAGAAGTGCTTCCGGAGGAAGCACTTCTTCGTTGTCTCTCTGGTTGATTTTTCGTTCAGGGGAGAGGGGTATATCTCTTGTACCCTGGTTGGATATGCCATGAGAGAAAGGGGGTGGGGGTAGGGAAGGATCCGGGACTCCGATCGGCCGCGACCCTATATGTCATATACTGACCCCGAAGGCAGAAGAACCCACCCAGGTAAAAAGCCGATTTGGGACTCCAAATCGCTTTTTTCGTTGGGATTTTCCAAAGCTGAATCCCTCTGGGATTTTCCGAAATTGATTCCCTCTGGGATTTTCCGAAGATGAATCCCTCGGCGGTTTTACGCCGCTCCGAGTTACATGCCCCTGCGGGCTTTATGAACCCACCCAGGAGGTGTTGACATGGTAAAAAAGCTAAGTGCGAAGATGCGCTCTGCCGCGATTGCTCTGGGCAGCGGGCAGGAACCGGCTACTGTGGCCGCGCAGCTTGGCATC